GCGTCAGGTATGCCGCGTGGTCATAAGCCATGCTCTTGGTGGTTGCCATGTCAATTCTCCGCCGAATGCGCCTCTCACATCCGGTATGGTCGGGCAGCGGGAGAAGGCCCGGTCCGCCCTGGATTGATTACGCCGCCGAGTCCCACTTGACGATGCGTTCTTCGGACGCCGACTGATGCACCTTGCCGAAGCCGTTCAGCGAGTACCAGGCCACGCCCTTGGAGCGGCCGTAGTCGGTCGGGATCTTGGCCCGGATTTCCTCGGGGATCGCGATGCCTTCCGCCACCGTGTCTTCGCCGAAGAAGAAGATCCAGTCGGACGTCGCGTTGTCCCACGCGTCCGCAGTGTTGGTGAACGTGTTGTACGTGGTGGAGTTGGCGGCGCCGCCTTTCGGGATGTTGGTCTGCTCGACGTAGCGGGTGTTTTCATAGCGGCCCACTTCCCCGTTCATGATCATGCCCAGGCCTTCGGACGTGTACTGGTGGATGCTTTCCAGGTCGTTCTTGAAGGTGCGGTAGGTGGTGGGCCACGCCAGCGCGTAGTAGTCGTCGGCGATGTATGCGGGAATGTTGCGTTCCTTCATCGTGTCGACGATAGCCTTGGCATGGTTCTTGTTGAACGCAATGCTGTTGGTGGCGGTGGCCGTGCCGTTGGTGGTCAGGGTGACCGCCGTGGACGACGTGCCGCCCGTCGGCACCACGCGCAACAGGGTGCGGTTGAACTGCTGATGCGCAGCGCAGTCCATCACCTTGGTGGCATCGTTACGCAGCGCCTTCATGACAGGCTCGCGCACCGGGAACTGGCCCAGCGCTTCCAGCTTGCCGGAATAGGGCACGGAATTGCCGTATTCGGTGATGGTCAGCGTGCCCTGCGTGATGGTGAACTGCGTTTCCGGCATCGTATTCGTTTCCGTCAGGGTGTTGCCCTGCGTGGCCACATTTGACACGATGTCCCAGGTGAAGGTTTCACCCTTGCTTTTCCCTTGCTGGGAGGCGTCTTTCACATCGCAGAACTGGCGGAACTTCACACGCGGTTGCAGCGCTTGGCGAAGCTCATTCGACAGGTTCAGCGAGTAGAAATAGCCGCCCAGGGTATTTACTGCCCAGAGTTGTCCAGCCATTTTGTTGCTACTCCTTAATCAATGCGTTGGTGACGCGCCTTGCGCATGTCGGCGATGATTTGCGACGTGGATTTCGGCTTGTCGGGTTGCGGCGCCGGCGTCCGGACACTTGCCCCGGATACGGCTACCGTACTGCGTTTGCGGTCGGCTTTGTTTTCGGCCACGTTCGACGGCGCTTGCACACCGAGCGCTTTCAGCTGGGAGCGCGCAGCTTCACCGTGCGCACGATAGGCTTCGTACGGGTCGCCCAGGGGCTTGCCGCTCGCCGTCGCTTGCTGGATCCGCATGTCTTCCTGCTGGGCCACCCAGGTGGCCGCCATCGGGTTGCTTACAATGTCCGGAAACTCTTCCTTGAACCGCCTTGCTGCCGCTTCGGCATCACGCCGATACAGCGCGCCGTTCAGGCGTTCGTCGACCGCGGCGCCGATGGCGGCGGGATCGATGCCTTGCTGGCGCGGTTGCTGCTGACCCTGCTCGTCTTCGCCAGATGGAGCAGATTGCTGCCGCGCGCCCTGGGCGGGTGGCTCGGCATTCAAACCGACCTGCGCCGCATACTGCTGCGCCTGCCGGAATAATTCGGTTGCGTGCTGTAGCCGAGAATCGGCCGCTGCTTCTTTCTGCAGCGTGCGCCGGCCGGCTTCGATGATCTTGTTTTTCGGGACGGTGACTTCCTGGCCATCGACGATGATGGTTTCGGTTTCTTCGGCTGCTACTGCTGGCGCGGCCGTTGCAACCGGCAACGGATCATCGTCGTCATCGCCATCATCATTCGTGGCGGTCGCTTGTGGTTTCGGTGCCGGTGCCGACGCTGGCGTAGCAGCAGCCGGCGGCGCGATTTCGCCCGTGTTTTCGTCAAATTCCTGCATTTCGCTCGCGACAGCAGCATGCGCACGCTGTGCGATTTCCTGCATTGCCGCATTGCGCGCGGCGTAGCCCATCGTGATTTGCGTTTTCTGCTGCGGTTGCTGCTGGGCGTCCACGCCATTGGTAGCTTCTGCCATGATTTCCTCGATGATTGCCCTGCTGGGCGTTGAAAAAGCTTATTCGCCGTCGTGGCGCTGTTGATCGAGCGCCCGCTCGGCTGATTCGCCGGTCTGGATCATCTCCAGCAGCCAGTCGCGCACCGAGTTGGCGCGCCAGATCTGGTTTTGCAGCTCTGCGATACGCCGACGGCGCCATGGGCTGACCCGTGCGAGCTTGTCGGCGGCCTCCTGCGCTTCCTGCTCCGCGCGCCCAAGAATGTAGCGCCCGATGTCCGAACGCACGAATTCGGCGGCATCCTGGCCCAGAATGGCCTCAGCGATCAGTTCATTGCTCATTGCCGACGCCCTCCGGGGTGATAGCCTGCTGCATCAGCTGCTGGGATGGCAGGATTGCGGCCTCGGCCAGGGTTTTGACGGTCTGGGCCTGCTTGAGGTCCGCATCGGACAGAGCCTGCACAGCCTTGGCTGCGTTGTCGCGCTTCAGCGTGGCGATTTCGGCCTGCATTTGTTCCATGCCAGCCTGGGCCTGCTGCAGCATTTGCTGCATCTGTTGCATTTGCTGCTGCATCGGGTCGCCGTCCTCGCGGAAGAAGCGTGCACCGTCGCGGTAGCCTGCCAGGCCGAAAATTTCCTTGCGGATCGCCAACGGGTCGGCGTCTGGCAACGCCTGGCGCGCCTCCGCATATGTTTTGGTCGCCAGGACGAACTTCTGCAGCTTCATTTCCGGGTTGGTGGCGCCCATGCCGACATTGACCATGACGGTCAGTTCCTGATTCAGCATTTCGTCGGTGACCTGGTCGATGCCGTATTTCTGCATCAGCTGCGCCTTCTGGCCGGCGAGGGCCAGCACGGTCATATCGGTTTCGTACTGCTGCTCCAGCTTCACCAATTGGCGCAGGACCGGCTCCACCCAGGTTTCCACGAACGTGCGCAGGAGGTAGCCGGTGAGCTGGGAGGCGCCGCCGTTCAGCAGGTTCAGACCTCCGACCGTTTCACCCAGCTTGCGGTTCGATGCGATGCTCGATCCGCTGAAATTGCCAACCAGCTCATCGAAGTCGCCGTTGATGCGATCCTGCTCGGCGTAGGCGCTGGCCGTCACGTCCGGCCAGTTGACCTCTTGCACGTCATCGATTGAGTCGACCAGCGTCACGGAGCCGGCCACGTTGCGCTGCAGGCTGGGGATATCGACCTGCTTGCCGCGCTTCGCGATCCAGCGCTTGTTCAGCACCAGCTTGACGTTGTCCAGGCGCTGGTTCACGACGTCGTTTGCTTCGCGCTGCAGCTGCGCGCCCAGCTGCACCAGCGCGTCGGGTACAGGCCGGTGCGCCTCGATGGTGGCGTTGCCGATCACAACAGGACGCTCGCCGGTGAAGTACACCTGGTCCAGCGGTACCGGGTCGGTCAGCATGTGCATGCAGCCCATGGTCCAGTACACCATTTCCTCACCATCCAGGCGCACGAAGTTTTCATGACACCAGACGATTTCGATGTCGCTCAGCGGCGCGTTGTTCTCCGCCTTGGGGTCTTCGCGCCGGTTTTCGCGCTGCTGGCGCAGCGAATCGTAATCGGCCATGGCCTGGCGAATTTCGCCGTCCGACAGCGGGCGCCATACGGGCTGGCCGGTCTTCGTGTCTGGCGTGGCCATCATCTGCTTCACGTCGCCAACGTACTTAGGCACCTGGCGGATCAGATACGGCGTGGAGCCAACGACGTCCAACCAGTTGGCGCCGGGGTCGAATCGCAGGTTTTCCAGCGGGATCAACTCGACGCATGGCTTGTCGCGCACCACCTTTGGGTCACCCTCGTAGGTGACCTGGTTGCCAGCCTGGTCAACACCGGCGATGTACTGCGGCTTCTCACGATAGTCCCAGTACTGGTACGACGCCACAATGCCGTAGATCTGCGATTCCTGGAATGCGCCGATTAGCAGTTTGAACCAGGGGATGGACTTCTGCAGCCGATAGTTCAGCAGCTGGAACATGACCTCTGCCGACGCCTGCTGGATCGGGTTCGACTGGTTCTCAGCCTCCACGGATACCACGTCCACGTTCGAGAAGAACGCCTCGGCCGCCGCGGCTTCGTTCTTGCGCACCACGCTGCGTGTCTTCGGACGGAAGATGCGCGAGCGTGCTTTGAACAGGTCCGAGTTGTACTTGCTGCCGGCCGGATGCCGGGACTGGAACAGCGCCAAGTTGTCTTCCCACGTCTTGCGCCAGTTCGTGTCCATGTAGCTGGTGGACGCGGAGAACGAGTCGCGGGCGATGCTCAGCCAGTCGCGCTGCGCCGGCTCCGCCGTGTTGGTATCGTCGTTCATATCGTCAGGATTGCTTTCTGTGGAACGCCTTCGATGCAGGTGGCGCGCTCACCAGTGCTGGCGCCGCGGATGCGGTTGGCACGCTCCAGGAACTCGCCGGCCGCGCGCCGTACGTTCGCCGCCCTGGCACCGGCGTCCGCCACGACCTGGCTGTAATGCAGCACCATGCCCCAATTCGCCGCCCAGTTCGACACCGACACGCGGACCACGGCGCCGGTGATCAGCACGAACCAGTGGTAGCCCGGGTAGGCGCGCACCAGCACTTCCAGCACGTCGCGCGCCAGCGGCATGTCGCTTTCGTGTTCGCACTCGATGCCAACAATGTGCTCATGGGGATTCAGCACGCTCAGTCCTCGCTTGGCTGATATGGGCCGCCGTTGGCGCCGCTGTCTTCGAATTTGCGGCCGTTGCTGAACTCGTATGCGATGTCGGGTTTGTTGGAGTCTTTGCCGGCGGCGCGCTGCACGATTTCCTTCCAGGTGCGGGTAGAGGTGTGCACCAGCTGCTGCTCAGTGGGTTGCGTTGCCATGTCATGAATCCTCGAAATTCGGTGGTTCCAGGGCCTCGGCGGAGTAGTCCGCCACTTCCGGCCAGATCAGTTCACATTCCGGACCCGGTTCCGCAATACGCGCCAGCGCATCCAGCATGTCGTCGTGCACCGGTACCGGGAACGCCTTGTATTCCTGCTCGATGAATTCCTGCACCAGGTCGACCGTGCGGCCTTCGTAATTCGTGTAGTGCAGGGTGCGCGGCAGAATGATGCGGCGCTGCTCGAAGTACGGCACCAAGCGCTTGATGCGGTCGTTCTTCGGGATGATGCCGAACACTTCAGTGACGTCGAAGCGATAGTTCTGCTCCGTCATCAGCGATTCGAGGTGCTCGATGTCGGCCTGCATGCCGTATTTCTCGTACCGCACGCCTGCGCTGCGGATCGGCCGATACTTGCGGTGCCAGCGCATCACCAGCGCGCTGCGCTGCGCCAGGTTCAGGCGATCGCGTACCATGTCCAGCACGTAGATATTCCGGTCGGCGCCCAAGCCCAGCACCCAGGCAGCCGTGTAGTCCGACTTCTTGCCCTTGCTGCCGGCCGGGTCCACCACGATGTAGACGTTCAGGCCGTCGCGGCGGAAGCCGTCGTGGTAGCGGAGCCAATCCTCCTTGAAGCCCTGGGTTTCGTCGGCAAGTGGGTTCTGTAGCATCTGGCACGCAAAAATGTATGGGCACATGTCGCGGCGTTTCTGCTGCACCCATTCGGCGCTGCGCAGAACGGGAGTGCCTTCGGCTGTGCCTTCCTTCGTCAGCAGGTGAATGCGCGGCGTCGCGGTGCCGCGTTCGATCACCGTGCGGTACGCATCGTTCGCGTGGTACCTGGTGCCGATGAAGCGCCGGTACCCACCTTCGGCGCCCAGCGCATAGCTCAGCGAAAGCATGTCGCTCGTCTTGAGCATCATGTCTGGCGTGGTCACCGATTCCGGCGTCACCACGTCGTCATACACCAGCAGCAGAAAGTGCTTACCGATCGGCTGGCCGTCCACCACGCCCCAGGCTTCAACAGTGGCCTCTGCGGGATTGCTGCGGCGTTTGACGATGATGCCGTCGTCCTCGCTCCATTTCGGCGCGTCGCGGTGCGGGTTGGCGAAAAGGATGTCCGGGAACCATTCGCGCAGCAGCCTGTTGCTCTCGAACTCGAACTTAATCTGTCGCAGGAAGCGCTTTGCGATGCCGCGCGAGTGGCTGAAGATGCCGATCGTCGCTTCGCGGCCCTGCCATTCCGGCAGCGGCTCGTCACCGTGACTGGCCAGGATGTCCTGGATGCTCTTCCCGTAGGTGATGATGGCCGACTTGTAATGCTCCCGGCTCCATAAATCGAGATGGCCGTTCGGCTGCGCCTGAATCTCCCGGCAGCGCTGGAAAATCCACTCCTTTTCCACGTCCTTCCTGCCCAGCGCATAGCGCAGCAGGTAGTACAGGTCAGTCCGGCACAGCTGGCGGTTCGCCGCCACCACTTGGGCCGGCCCGCAGTTCATCCAGAAGCGCCGCAGTCGCGTCTGATAGTCCGTAAGTGTGCTCATGTTTGACTGGACCGCCTTCGGCGCCGGAGATCTCCTGGGCCACTTTCACGCCGTATTTTTTCGGCCGCAGCTTGGCGCAGTACAGCTCGCGGGCATAGATCTTCAACCTGGCCTGCTGCACGGCGCCTTTCGATGCTCCGCAGCTGTCGGCGATCTGGACAATTTCGTCCATGTACACGTCGGTGCGATCATCCAGCGCTGCCGCGTACATCTTCGCGAAGTCCGCGTTGTCCTTGAGCCAGCGGAACACGGTCGCCTTGCTCGGCATGCCTTTCATTGCGCAGACGGTGCGCAGGTCGGCGCCATCTGCCAACGCGGCGCAAAGCTTTTCGGCAGCCTTACGCGAATACGCCATCTTTCCTTCCCCAAAGCAAAAAGCCCCGGAACATTGCTGCTCGCGGGGCCTCGGAACCGTCCGGAGACGCCGCGGGCTCCCTTTGGGAACCCGTACGCGTCATAGACGGAGATAAATTGTTGTGCGGAATCTATTCCTTTTCTTTCGGGTTGTCAAGATTCTCGTCGTTTCATACGATCTGCCAGTCCTCGGCCAGCATGTCGGTCTGTGGGGCCAACCATCCCATCAGAATCTCGCCGGTTGCAGTTTTCATGGTGATGCATGGCAGTACCACGGCGCTGCCGCCGTTCTGGCGTGCATATTCGCTGTTGTTGTTCGACCAGAAGTTCTCGAACGAGATCTCGCGGCTTCCAGCGATGCCATTGCCGCCAGGATTGCACGATAGCGAGAGCCACATGCCCTTGCCATTCCAGCCGGCGCGCGCCACCTTCGCGCCTTTCTTCAGCGCTTCCAGCGCCAGGCCGAACGTCATCCCGCTGCAAGGGCGGTAAGCCTCCTCGAACTGCGCCGCCGGCGACCACGACACATAACCGGCATGCGTCGGCACGTTCGGCTTGCCGCCGTCGAGGTATTCGACCAGGTAGCCGGCATCCTCGCCGTTCTCGTCGGCCGGCAGTGACCAGCCACGGAATTCATTGTAGGCCGCGCGCGTCATTGGCTCGGCGTTGATCAGTTTCGTTCCGATGTACATTTTCATCCCTTGATAGGCCCCGCAGAACGCGGCAGGGCAGCGCGTTACCTGTTCCCGCTGTCCACGATGTCTTCGATTGCCGCCTGCGCGTCGCGGAAGATCCGGACGAATTCGCTGATCGGCCGCACCGGGATATTGCACATCCGGCAAACAACTTCGGGCCGCGCCTGCTCGATGTAGGTCCAGTTCAGCACCAGGCGGTGC